GTCATTCTGTTGGGGAATGCTACTTGCTTTCGTTACCACCTTTGCCATCTCGGAAAGTGCAAGGCAAAGCTGAATGTAGCTCTTAAGCTGTCCTGCGTGAATGCCGCCCTTTCTCTCTGCCGTGGGGTTGTCGAATTGGAAAAGCCTGAACTCAACCGTGCCTTTGCTAAAGGTTGCGTGGAGATTGAGCATATGGTAGCGGCTACCGTTGTAATGGTGGCTTCTACCGAAGTTTGCGTTCTGCGTTCCGTACCAAATGTCTGCGAGTGCCGACATCGTGCTAGGCTTGCGGGCATTCAGCTTTTTCAAGAACTCGGTATCAACCGTTCTGCAATAGTTGTTGATTCGGTAGCTATCGAGTTTCAAGCTCTCACTCAAAAGTGCCTCGTGGCTTGCCATAATGTTTGCCAGGTTGCGAAGGGTTTTTGCGTTGTGTCCGTTTGCGCCAATGTGAACGTGAACTCCACATCCGTGTTCAGGGTTGGAAACCGCACCCGCTTTGCGAAGTTGTCTTGCGATTTCTTGCAAATCCTCAATGTCTGCGTATGTAAGAATTGGGGTTGCAAGCTCTGCTTTCTCGCTTTCGGTTCTTGCTCTTATACTGCTGTCCCTTGTGATTGTCCATCTTCTGCCTTGGGGGTCTGCGCAGCTCCAAGCATCGTAGCCGCCTCCATCGTGTCTTACCGTAGCCTCCGTTCCAAAGAACTTTGCGATTACCTTTACGGCTCTTTCTCTTGTGATGTTTGCCATCTCAATCTCGACCCCGATGGTCTGCTTTTTCATCTCTTCGATTTGGGTTTTAATTTGGTTTGTCATAGTAGCTCTCCTTTGCTTTTTGTATGTGTATATTACCGCATAAACACATATATATCCAGTCATTTTCGCTACTATTTTGATAATAAATTCAACGAATTTTAATCTTTTTTTGCCTTAAAAATTGGTGTCTTTACACACGTTTTTTCCTGCTAAAAGCTGGGTGTAAATATTGGTGTAACGCTCTCTTTCACTACCTTCGGAGTTGCACATCCCACAGTAGAAAAAGTCAATGGCATCCTGCCTTTTTACCCACACCTGCTTTTTGTGGTAGCAAATGGTGATTACGGTATCAATTGCCTCGACCTTGTCCTCACCGAATACCACACCGAGGGAAGAGCCGTTTTCCCAATTCACGTGGATTGTGCCAATATCGTCAACATGGGATACAACACCAATCGTGCCAACGGGTGGCGCTTGGATATCGTCCATTTTAACGAGCTTAACCCTAGTGCCGGGTGCGTAGAATTCTCTTAATTCCTCAATGAATTTTTGAGACAATTGTCTTTTCATAACATCAGCCTCCGCCTTTAATTTTGGTAGTACTATATATTGCTCAAAACAAAAATTATATCAAGTCATTTTGGGCATAGTTTAAGAAAAATTATCATTTGCCCATACAATTCCCGCAAGCACGAAAACTACGCAAGGCAGAGCCACTCCGTTGCCCCAAAGTTTATACTCGGCGGAATCGGAGTACGGCTTTTTGAGCCAGGAACGGATTTGCTTATCCGTTTTAGGTTTATCGCCACCCGTGATTTTGCGATGGGTTTCAAACACCTTATACCAGAAATAAACCTCTTCGTCCGTAGGCTTTTCCGTTCCTAGGTCTTTGCACCACCTATCGGGAAAACCTTGCAGCCTTGCACACTCGGTGGGAGTTAATCTTCGTACCGCGTAATCGGTATCAACCACTCCGTTATGGTATCCTGGGCAAGAGCCGTTTGTGAGCGTTTTGGATGTATTTTCTAAAAACAATGCGCCAACATCTCTGCAAGCACCCTGGTCAAAGGAATATGCTACGGCGGAAGGTCCCGATGCAGTAAGCGTGGGATTGATACCGTCATCGTTTACACCAAGACCTCTCTTGAAATTCTTTCCTGCGTTGTAAGCCTCACGGTCAATAGCATAAATTACGGCATTGGGGTCTTTATAGTCCCTTGCCATAAGCGTAGGAGATTTTTCTTCCTCCACCTGCGTAAAGCTACCCGTGGTCATAGCAAAAACTGCGTGTCTATCCGTGGCATTCAAAGTGAAGGACTTTTCTTCGTTTAACCCACTACCAAGGGGACCGTTCTCGTCCTTGCGACCTATGACGGAGCCTTGAATGCAAATAGCAGGTTCACCACCGTGTGTGCAAGTGAGTGTCGGAGATTGCTCTACGGACACGTTGCACCCGGACTTGCCACCGCCTTGGTCTATACACACAACGGCAATACCGCCTTGATTGCAACAGGGATTACCACCGTTGGCGTCTAAACATCTTGACGTCTTGGCTTTGTACACACCACTATTGGGGTTCTTGGATTTCATTGCGTTGCTATCCTTTGCGGAAATACCGAAGGGTTCTAGCACACAATTAAAATTACCGATGTCAGGCATTCGTTGGTTGCCCCCGGCATTCTTGGTTGTAAGCGTAGGCGCAACGGTATCACCGTTCCAAAGCCTAGCTTTTTCCACTACGAAAGGTTGATTGTTTCCGCCCATTCCGTATGTAGCTGACACAATCGGTGCTACCTCAAGGGGACCTTTGTACCTAGTGTCTTGGCTATGGTTTTCAAACACGGACGATTCCTCAATCACACCACACCTGCCCGTAGACATTCCACAGTTCACGCCAAGCGTGGAAGAAACATCCTCCGTTAAGTTTCCGTTGTATCCGTCAAAGCCGAGCTTTGCGCCACAAGTGCTTTCTTCAGTACAGTTGGCAGCTCTTTGCCACGCACAGAAGCCCTCCGCAGAATACCCTGACAAGCCCTCGGACTTAAATAATATGTCATAGGCACTCCTACCTCTAAAATCTGCGACAAGGTAGATTCTACGGCGGCGTTGGGGAACTCCCCAGAATTGAGCGTCGAGAACTCGGTAAGCAAGGCTCCATCCGTCTCCCATGTAGCAATCTGCGTATGCCCATTCGCCCTTGTCAGGCATAGGCACCTCGGTGTCCTCTTCGACAATCCCGATGAGCGAGTCGAGGACGGCTTTGAAGTCTTGTCCTTTGTTGCTTGAGAATGCGCCTGGGACGTTTTCCCATACGATATATCTTGGATATTTTCCATTTGTTGCACTCCTCATTTCTTTAATAATACGGACGGCCTCATAAAAAAGACTTGACCTACTACCGTCAAGTCCACTGCGTTTGCCTGCCACACTCATATCCTGGCAAGGCGAACCGAAAGTTATAATGTCCACGGGTTCTATCTTGCTGCCGTCCATTTGAGATATATCACCGTAGTGTTTCAAAAAAGGCATTCTTTTAGAGGTTACGCGGATAGCAAAAGGCTCCACCTCCGATGCCCAAACAGGCGTAATACCTGTAAGGATACCACCGAGGGGAAAGCCACCCGAACCGTCAAAAAGACTGCCTAGTGTTAGCTTATTCATTTTTTAGCTCTACCTCCTTTACAAGGTCTGCGTACAGCATCTTCACACCATCGCGGATAACATACACATTTTCGTTATCCCCGGTGTCCTCAACGTATCGTCTAAGAATGACCGATGCGTACTTTTCGTCAAGCTCCATCGTGTAACAAATCCTATTAGAGCCTTCGCAAGCCATAAGAGTTGAGCCTGAACCACCAAAGGTATCAAGCACGATTGCGTTTGCCTGCGTAGAGTTCTTTAACGGATACGCAAGCAGGTCAAGAGGCTTGCTCGTTGGATGGTTTTCGTTGCGTTTTGGTTTATCAAAATTCCAAATGGTGGTCTGCTTTCTGTCAGAGAACCACTTATGCTTGCCGTTTTGTAAAAAGCCGTAAAGCACGGGTTCGTGCTGCCATTGGTAATCAGATCTACCAAGCACGAGTGAGTTTTTAACCCAAATGCAACACCCGGCAAGGTGAAGTCCCGCGCCAATAAAAGCCTTACGGAAATTAAGACCTTCGGTGTCAGCGTGGAATACATAAGCACCACCACCCGGTTCAAGATGTGCCACCATATTTTTGAAAGCGGCAAGCAGGAAATTATAAAACTCATCGTTTTTCATACTATCGTTCTGGATAGTAAGACCGCTTGAAGACTTGAAGGAAACACCATAAGGCGGGTCGGTAAGAATTAGGTTTGCTTTCTTGCCGTCCATTAGCTTTGCCACGTCCTCTTCGTTTGTAGCATCACCACACACAAGACGGTGTCTGCCTACAACCCACACATCGCCTTTTTCTACAAAGGCTGCTTTCTCAAGAGCTGCCGTGAGGTCATAGTCATCGTCCTTAACATCCCCCACGTCCATTTTGAAAAGGTCTGCAAGGTCTTTTTCGTCAAAACCCGTAAGACCGATATCGAAAGCCTCACCTTGCAAATCTTCAATTTCAAGTTTCAAAAGCTCTTCGTCCCAGCCTGCATCAAGTGCCATTCGGTTGTCTGCGAGTATGTACGCTTTCTTCTGCGTTTCAGTAAGATAGTCCACTAAAACACACGGCACCTTTTCGATGCCTTCCTCTTTTGCGGCAAGGACTCGTCCGTGACCTGCAATAATGCCGTAGTCCTTATCGATAATTACGGGATTAATAAACCCGAACTCACGAAGGCTTGAACGCAGTTTGTTTATCTGCTCCACCGAGTGGGTTCGGGCATTGTTGATATATGGAATTAGCTTGTTTATTTCAACAAGTGTCATTTGCGTTGTTGTTTTCATATGACTCCTTTATAAATAAAAATTCAAAGGGGACGCTAGAACCTCCTCCCCGTCGGAACGGAGAGCTAACGCCTACTCTGCCAGACGCGCCGACAGAGCTTGCACCTGCTCCCCTCTGAAAGATTATTTGATGTAAATTTTTCCTGTGCTACGGTTGTATCTTTTCCACACCGTTACGATGTTGGAAAACTTGCCGTCAACTTCTGTGCCACCACTATCAAAAACGGGTCTGCGTACACGAACATATAATGCCGAGAGCGTTTTTGTACTTAGTGAGGCACTATCCGTTCTAAAAAGTCTTCTGGCATTGGCATCTGTAGATAGACCCGCGGATATAAAAATAAACCTTTCGTTTACATTTTGCTCGGTTATTGTTGTATACCACTGCTTGCGAAGACGAATTTTGCGGCGTCTGCCCTCATCATAGGTAAATAACTGCCTTGTGCAAATTTGAACCTCATCACCAACTTGCAACAGACCATCAATTATCTCCACGGTGAAGATTAAAGGGTTATCTCCACCGATAAGCATCGTGCCGTTGATGTCGGTAACACTGCCGACCCTTATTCGTGGCATTTCAAGGGTCTTGCCCTCAATCTTTTCACTCAAGCCATCCACGGAGCTGATTGGGAAGGTTACCTCCTCAACCCCGGAGTCGGTCTTGCGTTTAGGCTGATAAATAGACATAGCTGCCTCCTTATCCTACAAGCTCAAAGAACAAGCCACCTACTGCAAGATTAGCACTTGGAGTGGTCTGTCCACTCGTACCCCATTCCACGATTTGATTACCTGCCGTTACTCGACCTTTGGCATCTACTGCCACGGCGGAATATGTACCTGCCGTAACGCCTGTGTTTGCAAGGGTCAATGTAATGCTCTTATCTGCCGAGCCATCAAAGGTAGTATTACCCGATGCATCGCCTGTTACGGAAATCTTACGAGCCGTAGCAAGCTTTGTGGCTTTGCCCGCAGGAGTTGTACCGTTTTCAAGGTTGGTTGCCCTGGTTTGAAGAGCTGTAATATCACCATCGTTGGAAGTGATATTGCCTTCTGCCGTTGTCAGCCTGTCTGCAAGTGCCTTACCTTTATCACCTGCGTATGCCGTAGAAGATGTTTCACCAAGGGCAAGGGACTCTGAAATTTCTACATAGCTTGAACCACTCCAACGATAGGTAAGATTGGTATCCTTGGCTACATAGATTTTGCCCGTTTCACCCGTTGCGGGGAACTTGCCGTTGTTTTCAAATTCAAGTACATCGTCTACATAGGAAGGAAGCTGTGCGGTGGGAACCTTGCCGTCAGTACCAAGCGTAGCAACACCGCCAGCCACACCCATCTCACTTCTTTTGACCTGGGCATCGTTGGTAAGGTTGCCAAGACCGATGTTTGCGGGAGTGATATTAACATCACCCTTGCGATAGGTGGTTTCAGAGTTACCCTTAACCCCGGTAACACCACCGTTGTCTGCGATGTCTTTAATTTCTACAAGTGCGTCCTGTACGTTCTTTGCCGACAGACCGTCAATTGCATCTATTTCAACGATATCCGCAGCCGAGGCAATGAGTTGTTTTTCAAGACCGTCTGCGGTTTTTACATATTGTGTTCTTTTCTGTGCCATTATTTTTTACTCCTTTTCAGCATAACGATATCCTCGTTGCTTAATTTTTGTATTTTTGTATCGTCAAGGTCATCCACGAACACCGTTTTGGTGGTCATATTTTTTAACTGCTCAAGGTTGATGTATGAAGGCTCGCCGCTGACCTCGACATAGATTCTGCCGCCTTCACGTGCTTTTGCACTTGAGAGTGTTTCGGTTTGTATTTGTGGAAGGATGGATAGTACTTTAGGGACCTTCGTGTCAAGCTCGACATCGAACTCACGCATTTTGGCAAGGTTGTAAGAGTGGCTGATTGTGATATCAGGACAAGGTGTGGCGCACTCCACATCGATTTTCTTAGGAGGTGGTATATCCACACGCTGTGCTACTTGCTTAGCCAAAACTATCACCTACGCTTTTTCTTAATTTAATCCTGCCGTTTTCCGTGATTTTCAATCTCGTTCCATCCTCTAAAATTTGATTGAAATCATATAATGCGCCGTCCGTAAGTTTTACGCTTTCCTTGGGTGAAATCAAAACCTCATAGAACCCCGGCTCCGTAAAAGAGCGTTCTATAATAGCGGGAGCATCTGCGAGAGATATATTTTTCACCGTAAACACGATTTCCTTGATACCCGTAAAGTCAACATCCGTCAAATTGATATGCAGGAGCGTATACACGCCTACATCTATTCTTAGTTCTTTCATAGGCATCACCTCTTAGGCTTGGCTTACACCAAACCCCACTCCGCAAATTTCTCAAAGCCACCAAGGTTATGGATAAATTCACGAGCTGCGCTTACAACGGTTGCATAAGGTAAGCCGTCAATGGTATCGTCACCGATAGCACAACAAAGCTCCACTACCTTGCCCGTTGCCTGTGCCTTCAAGAAAGCATAGATGTTAACGCTGACATCGGCTTTGGAGAGGTCTTTGCCGTGGAGTCCACCGCCCGTAACACTATCTGCCATATCCGAGCCGAGCTTTCTATTGGTAGCACCCGTGTCCACATCCGTGCCACCCGTCCAATCACCAAGTGGGTTGATTTCCGCCGTAGGATAGTCCTTGGCAAGAACCTCCGTTGCTGCATTGCTCTGGCAAATAATAAGCCTATCAGCATTCAAAATGTATTTGCCGTCAAAGGGATGCTTTGCGTAAATGTCCCTTGCGATTTTAGAGAGCTTTTTCTGCTCATCGGTCAAAGGCACACCCTTGAAGATGCCGTTATCACCACAACGCACACCTTTTTCTTGGTTCTTGGAGAGGTGTTTATCCTGTGCGGCAATGTTGATATTTACAAGCACATCACCTGCAATACGGTTTACTGCCTTGGCAATTTCCTCTCTTGAAAGTGTAGCCGTGGTTTCAATAATAACGTGGCAAGTGCCGTGACCTATGAGAACCTCTACTGCAATTTTAGGGTTTTCTTCTGATTTGTACGCAAGGTCAACGATAGCACCTGCAATACGGTCTGCCACCTTGTCGGGGTGACAGGGATTTACTTTTTCAAACATAATCGTCCTCCATTTTATATTCCTCGCCTGGATGCGAGTAGTTTTTCCATTAAATCGTCCTGCGGATTTTTACCGCTATAATCAACGGTGCAGTTTTCTTTTACGATTTGGTAAATTTCATTCCAGCTCCTCACCGCTTGGTTCATATAGTTAATGCCTATATTGATGAACGGTGAAGGGATGGGTTTTCCCGTGGTAGGATGCTTTGAGAGGAAACCAAGCTCGTTGGTCATCTGCTCGCATTGAATCCACCGCGCTGCACACATTGCATATCTTTCTATAACCTGTGGGGAAACAACGGTATGGCAGCCTATTTTTTTGAGCCATTCCCAGGTTTCCTCATAGATTTCCTTTGCCATAAAGCTTTTACCGTCCCTTTGTGTGGCGGAAAGTATATCTTTTGGCTTGGGCATTTCAACACCATCAACCTCGGGTATGTCCAAAACCTCTATGGGTTGATTGCTTTTTTCTGTAATTTTATCAATGACGGCTTTTTTCTTGCGACCTGCACCTGCTCGTGCGCCACCTCTGCCGCCTACGTTGTTTGATTTTGTTGGCATTTTTTTCACCGTCCTTTAATTACCCTTTTGATTTCCGCTTTTTTACGCACGACAGCCCACGCCCGCTGATTAAGATTTAGGTCCCGGAGATTTTACCACCCCCGCGGTTATTTTATTTTTTCTTCCATCTATCTCCTGATTCAGCAGAAATTCTTGAGTGACAAGATTTGCAAAGCGACATCAAGTTATCCTCTTTGTGTGTTCCGCCCTTGCTCAAGGGAAGAATGTGATGCACTTCTGCGGCGGGAGTTAGCTTGCCGTCTTCCAAGCACTTTTCACACAAAGGGTTTGCTTTTATATATCGGTTACGAATGTGCCGCCAAGCATTACCGTAACGCTCGGAAGAGTCATACGGTCTTTCGTACTTGTTGTACCTATCGTTCATAACCTTTGTGTGTTCCTCGCAGTACCTACTGTCTGTAAGACAGGGGCATCCCGGAAAGGCACACGGCTTTTTAGGTTTCCTTGGCATTACACCCTCCTTTGCATAACAAAAGGCCTTGGGAAATTTCCTCAAAGCCTTGTTGGTTGCGTTTATTCTTTTCGCAATTATATCATACCATATTATGCACCTGGTCATCTCTGTTCAGAGCTGTTCTTTCGTGTCATTTTTTATAAAAAACACAAAATTTTAGCAAGGCACAACGATTTTTTTAAGTGCGTTTTTATACCACCTGCGCACGCTGCTTAAGGAAAGGCAAAGCTCAAGTGCTATGTCCTCCCAGGTCATATGGTTGATGTAACGGTGTAAAAGAATATACCTTTCGTCCTCGTTTTCCAAGGCATTTATAGTGGCTACGATTTCTTCCTTCTTTTTCTCAAGCGCCACGTTCTCGGCTAGCAGTTTTTCTTCTTGCTCCCAATAACGCTCAAGTGCTTTTACAAAAGGTGGGTCGGTGCTGCGAGTACCGCTAACACGCTCACCCCACGAAGGCGAAGATATGCTATAGGTCATAGCCTTCAGGTTCTCAATTTGCATAAGGTTGAACCTGATCTGCCTCACGCAGGTTTTATATTGACTTAAATATTCGTGCGCCGTCATACTCACACCTCCTTTTTTAGTTTTTCCATCAGCACCTTTCCGTCTATATTTGTAAGAGTGGTAAACCACTTTGACAGGAAGAACCCCTCGCAATCCGCTACCATTTCCTTGGACTCCTTATGCCTAGGGTTGCGTTTCAAGATTTTAAGTGCTTTTCTATAGTCCTTAACCGCCTGCAAAATAATGGCGTGGGCAAGGTTCTCAATGCCATTTTCCGTCATAATCATATCCTCGCACCTCCCAGCACCGCCTTTACCGCATCAATTAAGGCATTTTGCGTTTTTTCCTTTTTGGCTATTGCCGTAAGCACCCGTTCGTCAATGGTGTCTTTCGTGATAATATGCTGTATTACCACCGTGTTTTTCTGACCTTGTCTATAAAGCCTTGCATTTGTTTGCTGATAAAGTTCCAAGCTCCAAGTGAGTCCAAACCATATAATCGCAGAACCGCCCTCTTGCAAATTAAGACCGTGTCCCGCCGATGCAGGGTGTATAAGTCCTACCAAGATGTCCCCGTTATTCCAATCACGGATATCTTCGGTTGTTTTGATTTCTCTCGCATCGGGAAATCTTGCCTTTATACGCACTAAATCGTGCTTGAACCAATATGCCACCAAAACAGGCTTGCCATTTGCACTTTCTATCAAGTCCTCAAGGGCATCAAGCTTGGCATCGTGAATTTTTATAGGCTTTTTGGCATCGGTATAAATAGCACCGTTGGCCATTTGCAAGAGTTTGTTGGAAAGCACGGCTGCGTTGGAGGCATCTATCTCCTCATCTTTGATATCCACCACCATATCCGAAAGAAGGTTCTCATATTTCAGCCTACCGTCTACGGGCATATCCACATACACCTCACTTGTGATAAGGTCAGGCATTTTAAGGTAGTCCTTGGCTTTCATTGAAATGGTAATATCACCGATTTTGTCATATATGCGTTCTTCCGCACCCGGCAAAGGCTTGTACGAAAATACCACCTGGGCATTGCGTTTATCGGGAGTAAAATAGCCTTCACGATATCGTGTTATGTACCTTCCGAGCCTCTCTCCCATATCAAGTACACGGAACTGCGCCCACAAATCCATAAGTCCGTTACTTGACGGTGTTCCCGTAAGTCCCACAATCCTTGAAACATACGGACGAACCTTGAGTAATGCCTTGAATCGGTTTGTACGGTAGGACTTGAAAGAGGAAAGCTCGTCTATGACAATCATATCGAAGAAGAACGGTAAGCCGCTTTTATTTACGCACCAATCAATATTCTCACGATTGGTAATAACGATATCGGCTGCCGCCATAAATGCCTTTTTTCGTCTTTCGGGACTACCAAGTGCTACCGAATAGGTAAGACCTTTCAGATGCTCCCACTTTTTTATCTCGTCAGGCCACGTGTTCTTTGCCACTCGCAAGGGAGCGATAACAAGGACACGCTTAACCTCACCCCTATCTATTAAATTTTTTATAGCCGTCAAGGTTATAACGCTTTTGCCAAGACCACATTCAAGGAATATGGCGGCAACCTCGTTTTCTTCAATAAACCTTGTTGCGTATTCCTGATATTCATACGGTTTGTATTTCATTTATGATTTCCTCCACTTTCATTTCGTCATTCAGGCAGTAAACCTTGAAACCCAAAGCCTCAAGCTGCTTTTTTCGTCTTTTTTGCAGCTTTCGCATCGTTTCACCCGTTGCCTTTGTTTCCACAAATGCCATAACACCACCCGGCATAAGCACGATTCGGTCAGGCACACCGTTAAAGGATGGGGAAACGAACTTCAAACACATACCGCCACGATTTTTTACCGCCTTACAAAGCTTGTTTTCTATTGATTTTTCTCGCATTTTGCCACCTCGATAATTTAGGTGGTGAAGGATAAGAAGGATAAAACATAAACTTTTCTTTTATAATTTTTCCTATATAATTTTCCCTTAAATAAATTTATACATTTATCCTTCTTTATCCTTCACCCATCACTTTAGGAAGTCCTCTTCGGGGGTAGTTCCAACCTGCCTATTTGGTGACAGGGACAACCCCTTCCAAGTCATTCCCGTTTTGCCTTTTTGAACGGTAAACCCGGCAACACGCAAGGCATCCGCAAAATCTCTATTCCTACGCATGTATTCGCCACAATCGGTTGCCCACGCACGATATACCTTATAAAGCACACCACCTGCACAGCTTTCAAGCTCACCGACAACGCAGCACTCCTCAAGGAAGGTAGCAAGCCAATCGTTCTCTTCACGGTATTTGCCAACCGCCTCCTTGACCTTGTCGCATTCGGGAAGACGGTAGTTATTCTTAATAAAGAGCATTGCGCCTTCGATTATCCACTTAAGAACCGCACCGCTTGCTTTTTCAATAAGCTCCTCACCATAGTCAGAACGAGGGTTCTTGATGTTTGCACCAAAGGGAGCAACAACAAGTCTGCGCCACGTACCTTTATCGTTACTACCCACCCTTGGAAGGTGATTCGTATATAGTACCGTGGTGTGTGTAGGAGTGAAGGTAAACGGATCATGATACTTCTTTTCGGCAGTAATACTGTCAACACTCGCAATCTGCTTGAGCATACTTGTAGAGAGCCTTTGACCCTCTTCCGTTTCACTTGCCAAAACAAAACGCTTGCCGAGCAGTTCTGCCAGGTCAACCTTTGTGTTTTTAGCTCTTGTGGTAAGCGACTCGGCGGGGATTTTACCTGCGTAATCGCCTAAAACCTCATAAATTGTGTTGAAAACGGTGCTTTTACCGTTTGCGCCATCACCGAAAGCGATGATAAGAGCCTCGTGGTAGACCTTGCCGATAGCAATAGCTCCCGCTACGCATTTGAGATATTCCTTGAAATTGCTATCCTTCTGAGATACTAAATCAAGACACTCCTCCCACATAGCCATACCATCGTCCGTAGCCGACACCTTGGTCATTTTCGTGCAGAAAGCCTCAGCTCTGTGGGGATAGACCATTCCCGTTTTGAGGTCAACGATGCCTGTGGGAGTATTAAGGTCAAAGGGGTTGGCATCAAGCTCGTTTATGCTTACCTCAAGATAGCTCTTTGCCACGCTCATAACGGCACGGATTTTACTGCTATCGCACATCTTGTTGATGTATTTGAAGTAGGCAAGAGCCTTCTTTATCTGCTCCTCGTTCTCGTCCTTTGCCTTTTTATCTCCGCTTTCCATAGCACTATCGCCGTAGGTAGCGTAAGTATCGTGAACCTCCTGCTTGGCAACATCGAACACACGCTTGATGAACTCCATATACTTCTGCTCGGCTTTCAGCTCGGACATCTCCCACTGCTTACCGTTCCATACAAGCCACCCGGTTGAGGGACTATAACGGATTTCACCCTTATACTCCTTTACGAAAAGCTCCGCCATACCGACATCGTTCTGGCTCTTTGGTTTTAAGGGGTTACCGAAATCATCTGCCGCCGTGGAACGCTCCGGGGTAAAGTTCTCAAGAGCGTCCTTGCGTGTAATTTTCTGCATTTCCTCTTCGGGGAGGGGTTCTGCAAAGGCATAGGTGTTGATGTAATAAAGAATCTGCCTAACCTCCGAGGGTGTATAGCCGCTTTTAAGCAACAAGGCAGAGTGCTTGAACAACGCACCGTTTCTACCGTCCCCGTCACCCATACCCGTGAACTTGGCTGCGTTCTTAACGGGGGATAAGAATTTAGGAAAGGTATCAATGGGACGGCTCTCGTCAAAGTCGCGGATAATCTGCCTTACCACGCCCTTGCTTTTAAGAACAACGTACATATTCTTGCCTGTACGAACGTCAAAGGTAAAACCGAGAGCGTCCGTTACCTTTACCACTCCTTTGGTGCAGTACTCACTGGTACGGAACATAAAATGTAAGCCGCGAGTGGTTTTGTATATACGGCAGTTAAGGTTAAGGTCGCATACGATGGCATACACCCTATCAGCCTCGTCACCATCGTCCACGTCCTTTACCGTAAACTCACCGTTTAATATGCCTGCGTATTCGGGCAGGTCTTTTACATCGTCATAGGAAAGCAAAGGCTCTCCGTTACCGAATTTTTGACAAGGACTTTTATCCTTGGTTTTTACATATCCTCTAAATGGATTTATCATTGAACGTCACTCCTTTTTGTAAAAAATACACTCATAGCCGTCTGCACGAAGGTTCAAGCCTTCCGCCCAGGACGGAGCTATGCCCATAATGTCCGCTACATCTTCTATGCTCGACTCTCCCGTGGGGACTTCAAGCACCACTTCATCGTGGACGTGCATCGTAATCTTGTATCCCGCCTTGTGGAGTCTTTGCATTGCCTCCGCTAAAATGTCCCTTGCCGTAGCTTGTACGATATTTTCCACGAATTTGGGACCGTAGCTTTCAAGTCTCTCCCACTTTTTCGTTGCGCCAAGGCCTTCGTAGGTCACCGAATCGGAGCCAAAATTGTTGACACCGATTCTCGGTCTTATGTACGCAAGACGTCTGCCCGACGGGAGCCTTATAAAGAGAATGCCTTTCTCATAACTAAAGGTAAGACCGTAGCAGGAATAGGTGTTTTTTGTCTTCACCACATACCTGGTAGCCGCATCCACCGCCCACCAGAATTTTGTAATGCGTGGATTTGCATTGCGCCACGCTGTAACAAGAGGCTTTAACTCGTCCTCTTTGATGCCCATAGCAACCGCACCCATTGCTTTAAGTGCGCCAACGGAGCCGCCGTAGCCAAGTGCCAATTCTGCAATCTTGCCTTTTTGACGAAGGTGACCGTTCACACCGTTCTTTTCAACGGGAACACCGAACATCTGACTTGCCGATGCACAATAGATGTCACCGCCTTTTTCAAATACATCAAGACGCCACTCCTCGCCTGCATACCAAGCAATAACCCTAGCCTCGATAGCGGAAAAGTCCGATACGATAAAACGATGTCCCTTGGCTGGAACGAAAGCCGTTCTTATAAGCTCGGAGAGTACGCTTGAGATATTGCCGTAGCATTCCTCAACGGCGTTATAGTCATTGGCTTTGATACACGCTCTTGCACCTGCAAGATCTGATAGATGGTTTTGGGGAAGGTTCTGGACTTGAATGAGTCTGCCTGAATATCTACCCGTGCGGTTTGCACCATAGAATTGGATAAGTCCCCTCGCACGGCTATCTGCACATACGGCATTACGCATAGCAATATATTTTTTCACACTTGATTTTGCCAGCTCTTGACGGAGCTTTAAGATTTCCTCTACATTGCCCGTTGCATCTTGGAGTAGCCTTTGCACCTCGCTCTTTGAGAGGGAATGCACCGCCTGTCCTTGTTCCACAAGCCAAGCCTTGAGCTGCGCCGGGGAGTTGGGGTTGTCTATACCCGTGATGCCTTTTGCCTTGCGCTCGGCTGCCGAGGTGTTGACCTCGTCACAGGTAATTGCGTGTTCTACGAAATCCATATCAAGGGCAATACCTAAATCGTTGATTCTTTGGTCGAGGTGGTAATTGTCCCACTCGGTATCGGATACGGGGAAAACGGAAATAATGCTTTGAATATTCATTTCCGCCTCAACGTCACGCTCGTTATAGTCTTTGAATAAGTCCCACTTTTCAGGGTTATGGTAAGGATAGTTTCTTGTTCTATGCCCGTTTGCGGCAGTAGGTTCACAAGGCTTGCAGAAATAACGAATAAGCTCCTTACCGAAGGTCAGCTTTTTCTTCTCAATGCCAAGAACCTCACCCACCTTTTCAAGGGACAAAGGTAAACCGAGTGTCGCCGCCCACACCATCGTGCAGTACCAAGAATCGGGACTAAGGTAAGTACCCGTCTGCAATCCGAGAAATCTTGATAGGCAAATACGCTCAAATTGGGCATTAAAAGCGAATTTTTTAATATTACTATCGGTTAAAGCAGCAATAATATCGGCAGGGATTTTCTCACCACAGGCAAGGTCAACTACACGGGTTTCACCACCATCTACCGAATAGCCAAAAAGCAGAATCTCAAAATCCTCGCTCTCCACGTAACGATAAACGCCCGCTTTGGCAAGGTCGACACTACTATAAGTTTCTATATCTATTGAAATTGTTTTCATTGAATTTTCCTTCCTTTTGAGGTAAGGGCGAAAGGTTGCCCCCTCGCCCCCAGTTTTGCCCTTAGTTGCCGAACAGTTCATCGTGGGGCAACTCATCAAACTCCTTGGTCGCATCGGTCTTACCGCCCAAAGGTTCGCCGTCACGCACCTTCTGGATGTTACCAAGACCGCAAGCAATGCCTTTATTACCGTTGGAGTTGAATGCATAGAAGTTGAGAGAAACCCTCGCATACACACCGCTATATACCTCACTACGGTCAAGGATAGGCTGCACTCTGACATCTACGATTTGAGGTGCGTTGATGCTATTTGCGTTTACGAAATAAGCATTTGCATAAGCCTCATCGTCTTCACGCTCGATATCTCCGTCACGAAGGGGAAGCTTGATTGCCGCCCTGTTGGGTCTTTTGCCACCGAACTTGCCGATGCCTTCCTCGATAGCCGCATCGATGGCAGCGTTGATTTTTGCTACGGTTTCCGTGTCGCTCTTGGGAATGATAACGGAAACGCTATACTTGGGGGTTGCGCCTTCGGTGGGTGCTTTAGGCTCCCATACATTTGCATAAGAAAGTCTTACTAAACCTGTTACTACTTTTGTCTTATTGATTGCCATAATTAAAAATCTCCTTTTATTTCATCGAATTCGTTTTTTGCCGATACATTGATTGCGGGGCGCTTGTCTGTATCGGGAACAAGCGTTGGTTTGCCTTGGGGTTTCGTTATCAAACCGCCGAGGATTTGTGTGAAGTCCTTTTTGCCCATCAGCTTTTCCATCTCGGTTATGCTAATAAGCGTGTGTTTGAAGATGTCGTGATACCCGGCGGACTCCGCTGCCTTTATCACCTCTTGTTCATCGGCATACTTTCTTACCGACCTGCCTTCAACGAGTTTGAAGCCTTGCCACTCCTTACCACCAAGAGCCTGTGTAAGCGCATATTCCTGTATTTCGTCCGCCCATTTCTTGATGTCGGGGAGCTTTGCCAAGACACCTTCAATCTCGGCATCGGTCAAAAGTGGCGGGAGCTTGAACTCTCCTTGTGCCAGCCTTAGCTTGTCTTCTGCTCTTGCTCGGCACTTTGTAGCCGCCTTGCAGAAGAGGCACCACTCACCCGGACAATAACTGCCTTCACCCTTGAATGCCATTTCTGCCTTGGGTTTTAGTTCCTTTTCTGCCCATTTCTTAAGTTTGCTTGCCGTGGTTTCCCAGGTTGAGCAATTGTCCCTTCGGGGTTGGAAAATCGTAAGCTTGACCTTTTTGATTTGGTACTGCTCATCGAACTTTGCTAGTCCTCCGAGGGAGTAGAGTTTCATTTGCGGGTTTTCTTCCGCCTCCACAAGCACACCTTGACCATACTTGAAATCAATGATGTGCAGCCTGCCACGGCTAACTATAATTGCATCCCCTGTGCCGTATCCTTCGGGAACGAAACAAGAAAAGTCAAGTCGCTGTTCTATAAGGACTTGGGCATCGGGGTCGCGCCTGCGTTCCTTTAAGAACTGCTCATACACAAAGTCCGCGTAATCGTCCGTGTGCATTTCCATTTCGTCATTGTCCCAAACGGACACGGGTCTTTCACTACGGAGCTTTAACCTGCGTTTGAGCTTATGCTCGGCAAGTGCATGCGCCGCCGAACCCTCCGATGCTGCCGCCGAGGTTCTATCCTCAAACTCAAGCTCAAGCCGAGCAGACGGATTGCAATTTAACCAACGGTGGGAAGACGATGCGGATAGCAATGCGTGTTGATTAGGTGGCATTCTTTTCACCCCCTTTGCCTGGGGTTTCGCAGATGGTGATGTTATCGACCATATCACCCGGCACGATTACCATTACCTTGCGGGTCTCGCCAAAGAGCTTTTTAAGTAGTCGCTCCTTGACGGACACCGTCTTGCAGGAAACCATACCGTCTTTCTGCGGGGTCTTTGAAACATTGATTTTGAGATTATGTTTCATTTTTATTTCCTCCTTTGAAGGCTCGTTTTGTGTTGTCCTTCGTTATACGGAGAAAACAAGGGTCATTTTCAAGGGGTGTTTTCAAAAAAAGTTTGAAATTTTTTCTGCACCTGCTTTAAGGTTTCTTTTACGGACATCCAAGAGGCACCTTCCGCCCTTGCAACATCGGACAAGGACATACCGTCCATAAGCATTTTTACTCGTCTGCGTTGCACCTCGGTCAAGGTTGCAAGGAACTGCGCCACACGGTTTTCTTCCTCTTTATTTGTATAGAGGGTGTCCGGGGTGTCCTGATCTGCAAAGTCCAAGCCTTCATACAGGAGCTTGTCTATTGAAAAAGGACAATGATAACGCATTTTGCGTTCATAGTTTTCTTCTTGACGTCGGCTTGCCGTGATGTACTCACCAAGAGCCTCGTCCACTTCGACTTCACTTTTTGTGCCGTCTGCAAATTGATAGATAATTTTCATTTTTGTACCTCGTTTGACTTTTGAATTTCTCAAAACGGGATACAAAAAGAGCCTACGGTCATATACCAACCATAGGCTCTCCTGAAAAAAGGCGCAGCAAAAGTACGGTGGTATACAATTTCGCTTTCCGCCGTGTTCCTACGGAAGAAAATTACTCTATGTATCCCATCGTCTTTTAATGGCCACTCAAAGACTATTTGAGATTGAATTTTATGCAGTTTTTCGACTGCACGTTTATTTTACACCATTTGTTATGGTAAGTAAATTTCCCCTAATTTTGCATTATTTTTAATAGCAAAATAATATATTTTCTATTGTAAACCTATTATTTTTGTGGTATAATAGATTAAAGAATTTGTTTTCAAAACATAAAAAAGCAAAAAAATAAAGGGATATAACACTTTTTAGGTGCTATCCCTTATGGAAGGAGACCTCTATGGACAAGAAAATCTCACAATTTTTTATAAATAATTTTTTCAACTTCAAAAGCTATGCCTGCAAATGCGAAAAAGAACCCATCTACACCACTCCCGGTGAACCTGTAAAATACAATTTAAAAATATTTGCACGAAAGGATACTCCTATCCAATTTTCCTATGCACCCGGAAAAGGGCTCTTTTTATCGGGCGTTGCAGGAGGACTTCAAGAAAAGAACATCCTCGGTCAGTTGATTTCTATCAAGGATAATGATATCGACTCGCTTATAGCATTCTTTGAAAAGTTCGGTTTTTTACTGCCTGTAAGCGATAGTGAATATGAAACGGTTGATGCAGATGCCATTTTTACATTCATACATCGCATCAAGGCAACCGTGTATCTTCTTAGTGGCATTAGCAAAAAGGATTACAAACGAATACTCATTAATGCCACCTATTTGCTTTACGGTCCCACCTATGCACTTAATCTTTTGAGCGGGATCAGCTATGAGACATATCGCCACGAATACACGCAGCTAATTGATAGATACTCCGCCTTTAGGGATTTAAGCTTTGATCAGGAAGTTTTTGACACAAAAAAGTTCACCATAAACGATTCTATTTATGGCGCGGTTTCTATGGATGCTCCTTTATATAATGCACTTCGCAGTGGAGCAACCACTGCTATGGAAGGCAGCACCGAAACACATTTTAAGCACTTAGTGGCTTTATACTCCAACTACGAGGCCGATGAAGACCTCCGTATGCTTATCGATTTTTACTATAATTATCAAACCAAGGTTGGCATTTTCAAAAATATAACTGCTAGCAAAATCTCCTTTTATGGAACTCCGAAAACGGACAATTTTGATTCCTCCCTTGAGGGAACACTACTAACTCTCGCTAAAAAGGTTCTTGCTGACGAAATAAATGCCAATATTGTGGGCGTTTATCCGCAGTATAACGGAAAGGCGCTGCAACCGATATGGCAATTAAATAGCCTTCTGCAATCCTTGTACTTCTCGATTTTCTATATCCGTCCTGGTGTTGAGCTTTATAAGGAATGCGAGAACCCCAACTGCAAACACGAAAAATACTTCCTTGTTCCCGCAACCGTAACAAATAAAAAATACTGTTGCAAGGCTTGTGCAAACGCAGCCGCGCAAAGACGTAGCAGGCAACGAAAAATGCAAAAATAATAAAAAAAAGACCTCCGATTCATAGCATTACGCTAAAAATCGAAGGTCTATTTTTATGTTCTAGGCGGAGAAACGTGTCCCCTTGATTTTACTTTTTCGATACACTCAACCAACTCTCGACGTTGTTCTTCGGGTGTTCCTATGTAGTTATACATAAGGTATCTTGTATCCATTACAATGCCTTGTATTCGCTCATAGTATTTCATTTCAGGATGGTCGGGGTCATAACGCCAATCACCGATTGCCTCACCGATATTTCCAACATTGCCTGTTAATCTAAACATATTCTTTGCGTGATTATACGGCATAATAAAGCAGTTAAATAATCGGTCAGCTGGAACACCTTTTACTCGTTCAATGTACTCGGCATAGGTTATCTGTTTGTTAATGTCCGTACCGTTGGGAAGGTGTTCAGGATTGCCTGTCCATCCATAACGATAGCATTTCGCATCGATTACATAATACTTGTCCCCATAAATCATTACGGAGTCAGGTATAAGCGGAGTTTTTTCTTTGTCTGCGCCATAGTCAAGCAACCATCGTGTGCGAGGGAAGAACCTCTCCTTATCCTCAACACCGAACGCCTTATCAATCATACGCTCCCAGACATTTTCAAAGTGGTCTGTACCAAAGAAATAACGTGCGTCATCACCTTTTTTATCCTTATAAATAAGCATCGCTCTCATCGCACCGAATAGTTCTTGCTCATTGTCATTATTCGTTGAGGCTAGCTTTTTATTAAGAATTGATATAGATTCCTTGATTCCAGGGTGAGTACCAGGTTGTTCGGGCATAAACGGTACATACAACCAACCTAATTGTTTGAAGGCCTCATAAACACAGAACTTATGTATTTGCGTAATTTCCTTGTTCGTATTAGGGGTTGTGGAACGTACCGTCATATTAGTGAATATTAACGAGCCATTCCTTTGCAATAAAGCAGGTTGTTCCTTTACGGTACGAGACCACGAAACTCGTCCTTTTGTATCGGTAATATATTCGGGGTCGCTCTCTACATAATATCGACCTGACCTTAAAAAACCTCTAACAATGGTCAAGTATGCGTGTATAGGAAAATCAACCGTTTGCGGGGCTTCAAATTTAGGCGACTCGATAACACGGTCTTCCTTCATAAAGGCAGATAAAACACCGAAAAGATTATTAATATCTGCCCTTAATTGGTCATCGTCATCAGGTAATTGATATCCTATAGGAAAATAAATCACCGCATCGCCAGAATCGGCTTTTACACCAACGAAAGAATCACCGTCATTATTGGTATTGACGTGGCAACGTTCTCTTAAATTTTTAGATAGAATTTCTGATAAATCCAAGTCAACTACCTCCTATTTTTTCGTTAGTTTCCGTTAAGCAAGTCCCTTATGTGCTGCTTGAAAACTCTAAGTCTATCCTTGCCTGTGTTGAAGACGAATGTTCTGATTACCTTTTCCAAACAATCCAAATTTTCTGTATCGAAAAGCACTTCAGGATTAAATTTAAATGCATCATCCCATAAGTACTTTATAACCTTTTCAGGGAACACACGAACCTTGATAATAGCGGCTCTTAATTCCTTTAAGCGTTGTGCCTTATCGCTAGTGATGGTTTTATCCCTCTCCGCGTTAAGAAGGTCGATGTATTCACGATAAAGGTCAGTATATCCTTCAGAGGGAACTGCATTGGCATCGAACTCAAGGTCTGTTTCGTGAATGAAGTAAACACCCAATCTCTTATCTTCAGCGGAAGCAACTTTTGCCTTGTTTCCAATGATTTGTGCGTTAATAATATCGCAGAACTTGCTCCAAACAACACCAGTATCAAGAATTTGAGCATTCGCCAAGGATGCACGGACATTATCAAAGTTGTTTTCTATGAGGCGCATACGCCATCTTCTTTGGAAAGCCGTGTCCAAAGTGAATACGTTTTGGTCAGAGGTGTTCATTGTGCCGTAAATTGAAAGGTTGGACGGTATGCGTACTTTAGCAGTTTCGTCACCGTATACAATTTTTGCCACGCTCTTATTAGTTATGCCATATGCACTAGTTCCTGCTTTATAGGTAATTCCACCCTCGGTAAATGATTCATAGGCTCTATCGAGAAGTTGGAATATGTCACCAAAAATGGCAGGAGCATTACCTCTATTAATTTCTTCTATAACAAGTACATATTCTTTTGTAGGGTTCTGATACGCTTCACGCAAAATCGTAGTAAAAGGACCGGGGGTAAAATCATATGTTACCATCTTATCCTCGGGGTCAACGATTGGCAAAATTTGTCCTACAAAGTCTGCGTTTGTATAGTCGGGGTGGAATACTACACGCTCTACCATCGTTTCAGGAGTGCAATATTCGTGTGCAATAGTCCAGCTCTTGCCAGAACCCGGCACGCCATACAGAAGTACATTTGTGCCGCCTTCAATACGGGTTGACTCGTCAATGGAGGATTCATCATCATATGTTCCGACTACACCATTAGAAATGAGTCCCAACTCTTCTTTTAAGGATAACGCATCTACTACAATAGAAAACTTGTCTTGAATCCAACTAGCGAATTCAGATTCCTTAAAAGTAATTAGTTTTTCAAATGTATATGATGTACTTCCCGAATCCGTTGTAGCACCAATGATAGCAACACTTTCCAGCTGATTGTAATCTCTCTCTAAAATATATCGTGTCAATGTGTCACGCTTTACTTCTGGCACACAAACAAATACTACAATAGGAGCAAAATATCTAAATTGTTCGGACACGCGGTTGGTAATTTGGCGTTGCTCTTTAATATACGAAATTCTAGCATCACAATCAAAGATTTCTTTTATCCAATCTTTGAATTCGTCACCTTTATTCCTTGCGTGCGGATTTGCATTAATCAACACATTTAACACTGACTTAAATTTCTCTATTGTTTTTTCAGCCATTTTGAGACCCTCCTTTTGACATTATATACTTGTGAATAGCATCTATAAAAAATTGTGGACATCTGACGGTTCCTGAATTCAATCTGCTTTCAAAGCCTTTTGCGGCTTTATATGAGAGAGGTTTACAGGGATATTTTAAATATTCACCCAATGATATTTCTTGTCTTTCTATGGGGTACATAGAAACGGTTGCAGCATACCTTTTTCCGTTCCCACCCCAAGCCGCAGTTGGCCACTTTTGCTTGCTTGTAATTTTAATTTCCTTATCGTGAGAATTGTCGTACTGTTCGGGACTTTTGATTTTATTAGCGAGCCACGTAATAACATCAACTGTTACAGCATTGCCCACCAACCTCCAACGCACAGATGATTTCGCTACTTCTTCGGCGGCTTTTGTCCAATCTATTGGAAACCCTTGCAACCTTTCTGCATCCCTAATATCGGGAGTTCCTATTGTGCCGTCGGGAAAAGCAATTGCAGGTGAAGAAGGAATGCCGATAGAAGAACCTACCTTCAATGTTGGAACCGCATTTTGATACAACCCAATTGCATATTTTCCTTCCGTCCAATAAAAGCCACAAGGTTCAGTTAGTTCATCAATTGTAATTACGCCTTGTTCCATTTGCGAATTTCCACTTAATATTACATCGCATGGATTATGGTGCAATGAAGCAACAACAAAAACTCGTCTTCTTTTTTGTGGTAAAAAGGCAATCGAATCTATCAGTCTATAAGCCCAATTATATCCTAACGCTTCTAGCTCCGTTACAATTGTATTTATAGCTTCGCCATTTCGTAGATATAGCATATTTGACACGTTCTCAAATATTACCCACTCAACCTTGCGTTTTTTGAGCAATCTAAAAACTTCTTTTACCAAAGACGAACGTTCACCTGAGAGTCCTGTCTTAACTCCTATGGTACTAATGTCTTGACAAGGGAAGCCCGCACACAAAATATCAGTATCTTTGGGGAGTTCTTTTAAGTCGCAAATATCACTAACGATTTTAGCGTTAGGCATATTGGTGGCTAATACGTGTTGAGCAACAGGGTCTATCTCACAAATCATAGAGGTTTCTATGCCTGCTTTTTGGAATCCAAGCTCAAACCCACCTATTCCGGCAAACAAACTTACCATTTTCTGGGGAGTATTATTTTTCTTCTTAGTTGCCATTTTTTGTTCTCCCCTCAATATCTAAAATGTTATTGCATATCAACTCTATTAGTCTTGGCGGGACACTTTCCCCAATAATCTTACAGCAAGCATTAGGCGATATAGCTTCGCCGCCAATACTAAATTTATAGTCGTAATCAATAATTGTTTGCAGACATAACCCCTCATATACTGATAAGGTTCGATTTTGTGAAGGGTGAATCTTTTTATCGGATGCTTCCGCTTGCAGGTTCTGTGTCAACGTAGGAGCTGGTAAGTCCCAAGACATTCTTCTATAAGCACTATCAAATCCTTTAATCCGTCTACGCTCGCCTGTGGCTTTATCAATCATCGTAGGTCTTGGCAGGAGCGCTCCGCATCTTTCGCAATAAATCGGTGTGTCATTTTTATAAGTGTGTCTACCTTCGACAAATCGCATTCCATGACGTGCATTCTTATCGTATCCGCACGAAACGCATTGATTATTATACGCGGTCTCATTTTCTGGAGTGTTACTTACCCACCAAAATTTATCAGACTTCATTATTGGCACCCTATGCCAGGGAATATTGGGGTCTATATTTTTACCTTTTTCTGCAGAAAGCTCAGGTAAATGTCCTATTGCTTCTCTTAAGCTAATCCACCTTTCTGTCACATCGGTAGCAAACTCCGAATGCGTTTTTACGGGTAAAAATGTACCAAATTTCTCAAAGTGTTTTTTTCCTTCATCTGAACGTGTAAAAATGGTAATTAACCTAACCCTAGATTGGGGGATGCCATAATCAGCACAATTTACAACTTCTGGTCCACCCACATAATCAGGAGCAAGTTCGTCTCTAATATATTGAATGATATTTTTATAGCTACCGTCCTCAAGAGAAATGAGGGTATTTTCCATACCTTGCACGTTCTCTAATAAAAGCCATCGAGGTTTTAATTGTTTTACAAGCTGAATTGTAGGAATTATTAATCTGTTTCTAGGGTCGTCCTTGGGGCGCTGACCTTTGCGAATAGCTTGCAGACGTTTACCAACGGAATTAAATGACATTCCTTGGCATGGAGGTGTCGCATACAACAAGAAAGGAGCCCCTACATCATATCCTTTCCATTTTGATGTAATTGTATCTTGAAGTTGCCAAATATCGCCACAAAGACTTTCCGTTTCAGGATAATTCTCTCTATATAAGGAACATCGGCTGCTTAATAGCTCATTGCTTAATAGTATCTTTAATCCTGTAGCCTTTATTCCTAACTCGCCTATTCCAGCCGACGAGAATAAGCTTAACACATATTTATCCATTTTAGTACTCCTGCTGTTCAATTTATTGCGCCACTCTTTCCGCTTTGCACCCATTCATCAATCTCTGAACGCTTAAATTTTAGCAGTTTTCCACCTACTCGGTGAAATGGCATACCATTATTTTTTATCCAAGTACGAATAGTAGAGGTCTTTACTCCTAAATATTTAGCAGCCTCTTCTATACTAATATAATTATCTTTCAATTGGTCTACCATAATTACCTCCAACATCTTTAAGTAATACAAAGTAATTATACCACAAATAAAAATAAAATTCAATAAGTTTTCTATAGTTTTCTATAGTTTTTTACTTTTTTATACAAATTGAACGATACCCCATAAATTGAACGAAAGGGGTATAAAGTGAACGATTTATATTTTACGGGTAAAAACAAAAAAGGCTTGCAAGGACGAAAACTCTCCCGGCAAGCCTAAATTTTTGCTATAAAACCTATGAAAAAGGGCAAAATACCCCCATTTTGGCAATAAAAAAGCCATAATACCGATATTTTTCGTATCAATATTATGGTTTCTTTAAGTGAGTAATCTAAAATTTTGATACCATTTTCATATGGGTGCAAATTTTAGCAGTATAGGTGCATTTTCC